TCCTTTGGGTCAGGTCTCCATCAAGTATATCGGAGTGTGGGACAAGACCAAGACTTATTCGAGGAACCATGCGGTAAGCACATCGGATTCCTCTTATGTTTCCTTGAAGGACAACAACACGGGCCATGAGGTCACGGACACGGAGTGGTGGTACCCCTCGGCTTTGGGCACGCAGGCCACTGACGCTGCCGAGAAGGCCACCGCAGCCGCGAAAGCCGCCAACGATGCCGCCACGACCCTGGCCCCCACCATCGAAGAGTTGCAGGACAAGATCGAGAAGGTGGACGCTTTGGCCAACCTCCAGCCGCGTTATTTCGTGGGAGGCTGGGTGGATGATAACCTGGATGCCGAGGCCAGCGAGACGCATGGCGACAAGTCGGTGTTGCAGGACTTGTACCGCCCCGTGCTCATCGACCATACGGACAATACCGCGGGCGAGTTGAACAAGGCGAGAGTACTGAAACAGAACAACACCTTCCGCTACGATGACGGGACCTTCGCCCCTGCCGTGGGCATCACGGAGACGGAGCGTGCGGAGTGCGATGTGGAGCTTTACCTGGATGCGGAGGGCGCGAACAAGTACTGCGATGCCGGTGCTTTCGATGCCGAGGCCTTCTACAACGAGTATGGTGCCACGCAGAAACTCTACAACGCATCGGGTGAGGAAGTCAGGGTGTTGCGTCCTTGGGAGACCACAAGAACCGACCTCTCCATTATGATTGCGAACATCAAGCCCGTGATGTACCTGGGTGACGCTATCGGAAATACGGGCAAGCGTTGGAAGGGTGCGTTCCTATCGGGCACGGATTGGGACGGCATCGACCTGACGAAGTGGACGTTGCAGCCTACCGCCTTCTCGCCTACGGGTGTGGGAACCATCAGCGGCAAGACGCGCAGTTTCTTCTTCGACTACGCTATCGGAGATACCAACTCGCGCGGTGCTGTCGGCCTTAATTCCGCCTGGAAGGTGTTCACGGGTGACGGGTTCTACCCCCGTACCAACGACTGCCAGCAGCCCACCATCATGCAGTGGGCGAGGGCGAACAACTCCGATGCCAAGGCCAGCGTGCCGTTTGCCGAGGGCGGCTACTTCGCCTATGATGTGTTCAACGGCATCCACGAGGCCTTGTATGGTACGAACTATATCCACGACCCCAACCTCTTCTCCAGCGGTGTCTCATCGAACGACACCTGCACGGACGAGGCGACATGGAAAGCCAACGGAGGCACGCGCACAAGGGCCGTGGGTACGGAGACCTGGCAGTACAAGAATTGGGGCGAGAGCGGTCAGATGTGGTACTCGTCCGCCAAGGGCTCGAATATGTCCGAGATGCTGAACCAATATTGGGCCAAGGAGAAGGTGAACGAATCCCTCATGGTGGCCTCGTATATCAACGAGACGGGGCAGGCCGAGGGCGAAGAGTTCGAGTTGTACGGCAGCACCTATTATTATAATAAGGTAAGCGGTGCGCTGGGCGATGGTATCAATATGCGCATCTACCGCGTGGTACGGACGACCCTTTCGGGTTACACCACCGCGGGTGTGGCGCAGGACTTCGAGGTCGAGTTGATCCTCCGTTTCGGTGTGCTGGACGGATGCAGCCATTCGGGTGACGTGTGGAAGTACTGCGGTGGCGGTGCGAGTGCCATCGGTACTTGCGCCAAGACCACGAGCGGTTCTACGGGAAACCCCGTGGACCTCTATATCCAGCCTGACCAGTCGCAGTGGGTCTACGAGACCGTGACCACGAAGAACAACCTCGGCAAATGGGATTTGGAAGATTCCTATATCTATATGGGACGCTCGTCCACCCTGGGCTATGCTTGGTCTGCCAAACGTATGGCTTTCACTCCGTGGAACACGAAGAATGGCGGTGGCATCAATACGGGTATGTGCTTTTACGCTTACGCGCTCAACTATTGGAGTACAACTCTCGACCAGCGCGTTCAAGTCGCTTTGCGTTTTGGCGGTCTTGCTCTTAATAGTTCTTGCGCCCGCAGGTGTCTTACTGCTACTTACGCGTGGAGTAATACGAACCGCAATTATGGAGGGTTTGCTAAAGTTGGAAGAGCGGACAATAATAACTACCCGATAAGATGAGTGTACGGAACCATGCCCGGAAGTGGCGCAAAAGTATAAGACCAGCACTTGTGATTGGAGAAGTGTGCAAGCATAAACTTGCGAAACGCTCAAAACTTGAATAATTATTAACATGATAGAAGTTGAGATTGGTTTTATTTTAAGACAGATTCACAAAGCGTCCCTGGGCCGCAGAAAGCGCAAGGATGTGAAGGAGGCTCTGAATGAGATAGACCATTACGCGGATATCATTAGGGAAGATATACGAACGGGAAATTACCTCTCCAAACTCCGTTACAAGGTCGGGGAGGTGACGAACAAGAACGGCAAGCACCGCATCACCTACCAGCCCGATTTCTATACGCTGGTGGTGATTTACGTGGGGATAGGCTTGATACAGCCGTACTACCAAAAGGTGGACGTGCGCGTGGGCTTGAACTGCATCAAGCACCGCGGCATCACCGCCAAGGGCAGGAACAACTCGGTTGTCAAGCGGGCCAAGCACGCTTACTTCGACCGCCCCGATTTGACCTACGTCCTTTCCATCGACATGAGGAAGTGCTATATGCACTTTCGTCCCGAGGTGGTGAGGAAAGCGTTGAAGGGTATCGGGGTAAGGAAGGAGTTGAACGACTTCGTGCTGTCCCTTAGTTTTGTCGGGAAGGTATTCCCGGTAGGCACACCTTTGTCCCCTCTCATCCACCATATCGTATTAAGTAGTTACGACAGAAAGATGAAGGGAGAGTGCATGACGCTGCGCTACGCGGACAACGTGTTCTGTTTCTGCACGAGCAAGGAGCAGGCGCAGAGGCTGAAATGGCGCACGATGAACCATTGGTGGTACGAGTTGAAGATTCGTGCCAAGCGTCACGAGATAAAGATAGTGCCCATGAGCGTTCCCCTGGATATTTGCGGATTCATCTTCCATCGCAACCATCGGGCCATAACGAGCCACGACAAGGGATATGTGACCGTGAGGAAATCCACCCTAAAGACAGCCATGACTGCCACGGGTAGGAATTGGAGCAGTTACTTCGGTACGTTGCAGAAAGCGGACACATTTCACCTTATGCGAAAAATAGAGCAGCGAATGAAACTGAAACAACTGACTGACAAGATACGAATCAAGCGGAATCTCGACGCGAAGGAGATTCATCCCAAAGAACTTGCCGAGACGGGGCAGGTGTTCACCATTTACGATTATGAGATGCGGAAGGATTCCAAGGGCAACGCGAACTGGATCAAGTGCCTTATCGGTTATCCCGAGATAATAGATGGCGAGCCTACGGGACGGATAGCAGCGCGTGAGTTCCACGGAGGGTTCTCTTGTTTGGTCGAGTTCCATACGCTGGTCGAGCGGCAGTACGGACAGAAACAGAACTTCCTCCCCATAGAGGATGTTTCCATTGAGAACCACTGCGGCTATGTGTATAAGGATTCAACGAATACTATTGATTACATCGAAGATGAAAGCAGTGAACAAGATTCAGGTCGCCTCTTCGCGTGAGACGGACGACAACAAGGGCCTTACCGAATGGAAGGACGGAAAGTGCATTTCCCTTGACGAGGGCACGAAAATCAGTTATTATATCGGCCATGAGGTTGTGAGACGCATGGAGGACGAGAAGGAGGTGGAGGTCACTCTTGCCTTCCCCATCCGTGTGGACAAGCCCGCCAAGCGTGACGCGCTCATCAATGCGGCTGAAATGGCCGCGTACAGCCTGCGCACCCCGATGGATGTGGCCTCCTTCACGGCCTCCCTCGCCCGCAAGTCCAGGGAAAACGCGGACGATGAAGAGGTCAAGGAGCATGACGCGTTCATCGCCTGGGTGAAGGACGAACTGACGAAAATCGGCAAATAAGCATTAAAGTTTGTTAAATGCTTTGCAAGTTCGGTTTTTGTATTTATATTTGCAGCAATTTCTACTATGGTAGATAAATGTCGTGGATATTCCACGTGGATTGAAACGAAAAAGTGATAGGAATGTAGGATTCTTATAAGTCACTGATTGAGCGTTCGGGGCAACTCGGACGCTCTTTTTTCATGTTTGCCCCTCAAAAAATTTGGTAATTCAAATGTCAATCGTATCTTTGTGGTGATTGTTTTTCAAGGGTATACGATTATGTTAAGTTCGATTAAGACATTGTTCGTGAGCATTGTGTCAGCGATAGCGGCATATTTGCATCCATTGGACGGTGAGATGCAGGCCATCCTCGCCGTGTTCTTCTGCAATTTCTTCTGCGGTCTGCTGGCCGACATCATCGGCCATAACGGGGGGTTCAAGTTCAAGAAGGCCTGGCGGTGCGTGGTCGAGTGTACGGTGTTCTTCGGGTTCGTCTGCTTCATCTATTTTGTGGGCGAGCACAAGGGCAATCCCTCGGGGGCCTTGCAGTGCGTGTCGCTTGTGACCTATGCCATCATTTGGTTCTACACCACGAATATTCTTAGGAATTTGGGCATCATCCTTCCCGATGGAACCATCGGCCACAGATGTATCAAGTTCATGTATTATGTGGCATCGGTGGAGTTTGTGAAGAAGATACCTTATCTGTCGGACTATATCAGCAAGGAGGAAAAGAATGAAAGCAAGTGACAAACTTATCTCGAAGTTGAAGGAGTACGAGGGCCTGCGGCTTAATGCCTACAAATGCCCCGCGGGTGCGTGGACGATAGGCTACGGCCATACCAAGGGTGTCAAGCAGGGTGATGTGATAACGGCACAGCAAGCCGAGCAATACCTTCGGGAGGATTTGTACTCCTTCGAGCAGGGAGTGATCGTGCTGGCCGGACAGAAGAAGTTCAGCATGACGCAGGGGCAGTTCGATGCCCTTGTGGACTTCGCCTATAATCTCGGCCTTGGTACGCTGCGCTCATCGACATTGGTAAGACGCATCGCGGCCGGTGCTGGATTGGAGGTCATTCAAGCCGAGTTCAAGAAGTGGGTCAGAGCAGGCGGTAAAGTATTGCCTGGATTGGTAAGAAGAAGGGAGTGGGAGGCCCAGCGGTATGCGGAAACTGATTAGCGTGATGGTTATCCTGCTATTGGCCGGATGCAAGACGAAATACATCCCCGTGGAGGTCAAGACCACGGAGACGATAACATTAAGGGACACCGCCATCGTGGAGAAACTTGTGGAGTACCATGATTCGGTGTCGGTGAGAGATACGTCAAGTTACTTAAAGAACGAGTATTGCGAGACGTATGCGAGTTTTGAGAACGGGATTCTCCATCACTCCCTGGG